ATAAAAACTAAATGTCTATCCCCTGTAGCAAAAAAATTAGTTCTTTCAGGATGCCAGACATAATAACCTTCACCTGGTTTGTACCATTGAATATTATAATTAGTAAATATACCATTGACTGCAACTCCAATATCTGCAAATTTATATTTTTTATAATACATTTGCACACAAGCAAGTACACTTTCAACATAATCACGAAATGGACTTTTTAATATATATGGAGAAACACCTATATCAGTGCTTTTCTTTTTTTTGTTATCTTCAATATTTTTACCTAAAGTACCTGGGCGGTGCAAATCATTTTTTGCATGAAACGTTTCTATTAATTGATCAGTAAGTTTTTTATCTATATACCAACCACCCATAAACTGAGGAAGTTTTTTACATTCTTTCATTTAATTAAACACCTTTCCTGTATTCCATATAACTAAAGAATACCTAACTCCCTTAGTCACTGGTTTTACTCTGTGCCACATATATGATGGAAATACAACTACAGAGCCTTTTTTTAAATTATTACATTTAAAAACATGTTTACTAGGATCTCTTTCATCGGGATGATAGTTTCTTTGATCAAATTCAAGATCGCCTCCTTCGTATTCACAAGGATCATTTAATTGACATGTAACCGATAGTTTTCTAATTTTTTTATTGTCCCCCTCTTTTATTGCAGAATCACAATGCCAATCATAATATTGATTAAGATTATATTTAGTAAACTGACAAGATTCAGACCAATCCCATTGAAAATTCCATCCTGCTTTTTTATTAGCCTCATGAATGTAAGGATGAATAGTTTGGTAAATCCATTGGTCATCTATCCAAACTAAATTTGATTTTCTTATATGTTGATTTTTTATTACTTCTTCATCAGAGGCTTTAGCCATCCCTCCAACTCTTGCAATTGTATCATCTTTATTTAAACAATATTTAATAACGTCATCACAAAATCTACTTGGTAGTGTACCAAGTCTCGGTGAAGACCCATCAAAGTGAAAATAAATAGGATTTAATTTCATTTAATTTTTTTATATAAAAAGTTTAGAATTATTCTATTATATTCAGTCTTATTTCTATCAATAAAATATTCAACATCTGAATCAAATATAGTTATAGATTTTTCTTTTAAAGGAGTAACAAAAGTTTGTTGTTTTTTAACATTATCATCATATTCTAAATACAAATTTCCACTGCCATGAAGTACATATAACGCTGTATAATCTGCACTATTTCTTAAATCATTTAATTTAATATTATTTCTTTTAAAAGACATGTGATTAGGTTTTTGAATATTAATATAATGGTCTGTTAGATAAATATCTTTATGATAATAACAAACAAATTTTTGTTCTATGTAATCAGAAATCCATTTTACTTGTGTTAAAAAAGGTATATCAATATCTTCATATATATTTGAAGGTGAAATAATAAAATTATCATGCTCTTCTTGCAATCTTCTACCAAGTTCCAAATTATTAACTTTTGACAAATTTGGCAAAGTATCTATATAAATGCTTTTTTCTGTTAGAATTTCTTTCTTCATTTATAAATATTTATAAGATATTTATTACAAAAATCAAGTTCTGTCGTGTCTTCCGTCGTTATTTTCTATCCAACTTTGAGTATCTTCGTCCCAAGCATAGATAGTATCTGTAAGTTCTGGTTTAGGAACTGGTGCTTCCCATGCACCTGTTGTTGTATTTAAAGTCCAGCTAGAGAAAGGTTGACGACTTGTAAAAATATCATGTTCTTCAATATATATAGCATTTATACCAGCAAAATTTGCTCTTAATGCTTTTGACTGATCTGCAGATGGATTTCCATTTTCATCATAATGAATACCACCACGAGTGTTGTATGAAGTTTGTTTCCATTTTGATGCTTCCCAACCAAAGACATTTTCTAAAAATTGTTGACCAGCCTCCTCTGTAGGCGCATCATTATTATCAACTACAACTACTTGTAGCACTTTATTATTGTCATCTAATTTTGCAAAATGTGCCATAATTAATCCGCTACCGTTAATGTTCCTGACGAATTAAATGTGTGGACAGTATCACTACCATCTGTAGTTTTAGTCCCTCCAGTAACATTTGAAGGGGCATCGGCTGTTGTGTATCTAATAATTACAATACCTGAGCCACCTGTAGAATTAGCTGGTTGATTTGGACCATGACATCCTCCTCCGCCACCGCCAGTGTTTGCAGTGCCATTTCCCAGTGGCGTTCCACCTCCGCCCCCTGGACCTGCGCTTCCGCCAGGACCGTAAGAACCATAAGCAAAACTTCCGCCTCCACCGCCACCACCTCGTGTGACAGGAGAACCTGTTATTGAACTCGCTAATCCATCTCCACCAGGACCTCCGGTGTTTGAACCTGTATTACTACCAGCATTACCTGCTCCGCCGCCACCGCCGGACATGTATTTTGGAAAAGTGTTGTTTGAATAACCTCCAGGGTTTCCTTCTGGTGGAGTAAAACCACCTTCGTTTCCGTTAGTAACTGGGCTTGTACCTTTAGATCCACACCCTGAACCTCCGTTAGGTGCACTCCCGAAATCTCCGCCGGCAGATCCACCACCTGTAGAAGTAATAGTTGAAAATGAGGATGGGCTTCCTTTACCAGCTGGGGGACTACCGTAAGTAGCAAAGGCTCCTGGACCTCCTGCTCCTACCGTTACGGCAATTGGTTCACCCACTGTGACATCAAGTTGACTAGAGGCATCTAAAGGGCTATCATAAGAAATTCTAAAACCCCCAGCTCCACCGCCGCCAAATTGGTTTGGGTTTTGACCACCGCCAGCTCCTCCGCCAGCTATGACCAAATATGATACACCAAATTGTTTTTTTCCACCACCACGGCCGAATCCTCTTGCGGATGCTGCCCCGGTTGTTGTTAATAATGGCATAATCTTTCTCCTCCTATTTTATTACGCAAACTGTGTTTGAGCTGCTAATGCTGTAAATGTGGCATCTCCAGTTTTAATTATTGTATAAGTATACACATCAATTGAGTTAGCATTTCCAGCACTTGGGGCTGAACCACCCTGCCACTCTGGAGTTATAGAAGATCCATCAATTGTTACAGCGTTATTATAATAAGGTGTTCCTGTATTAGTTACTAAGAAAGCAGTTGTAAGTGACTCTCCAGTATCCATGATAGAATTTAAAGTGTTTGATCCATCTCCTCTAAAGTTAACCGTAAAGTTACCTGAGGCTGCGGATGTGAAATATAAAACTGCTTGTGTGATAACATCGTAGTTAATTGTACCTGTAGCTGCTGTTGCTGATACTGTAATTTTTTCAGTTAGTTGTTGAATTGCACCGGCACCTAAAGAAACTCTTCCAATTCCATTTGGTGCTACCGAAATATCACCATTAGCACCATCAGTAATTGTAATTGATCCTGAATTACTTCCTGAGTTTGTATCTAATACAAGATCATGTGCACCACTCGTTGTAAGTGTTGCAGCTGCTGCACCTGTTCCAATTCTAGTTTCTCCAGAACCTTTTGGCTTGATATGTACATCAACATTAGTTTCTCCACTTGCACCTAAGATTGGTGGATTTCCTGTAGCTGCATTAGTTACTTCTAATTCATTTACTGCTGAAGATGTTGTTTGAAATATAATTTGTTCTGCTCCATTTGCGTCTGCAATAAAACCTGCATCTGCAATTTTTGGAGCTGTTAAAGTTTTGTTTGTTAAAGTTTGTGTTCCTGTTGTTGTAACATCACCATCACCGAAAGCTAAAGTAATAATGTCAGGATTTGTTCCATCGTTTGCTGCTGCAAAAACTAATTGATCGCCTTTGTCATCTGCTGCAAAAGTAAAACTATCTCCAGATCCAGTTACGTATTTAAACTGTACTGTATATGAACCACTACTAGAGTTTCTTAAAAAATAAAAAGTTTGAACATCTAAAGGAATTGTAACAACTGCATTACCACTTAATGATCCAGTAAATTCAATCATTCTGTGAGATAATACAGCGCCAGTTGATCCATCAGAGACAGATAAATTAACTGTGCCACCACTTGTTAATGCTTGTTGTGTAAATCCACCAGATATTTGTTCTAAAATTTGTAAATTTGTATTAGTTTTTGTCCCCCACGTACCCGCGTTTTCACCAGTTGCTTGAAGTTCAACTCCTAAAGGTGTGTATGTTGATGCCATAATTTTTTATCTCCTATTACGCTGCTTTTCCTGTTACGTCTGTATAACTTGTATTAGAACCTGTGTCAATAGCCTGATATGCTTGAATTCCAAATCCAGTAGCAGTGCCAAAACCAGCAACCGAGGCTGTTGCTGATACACCAGTTAATCCCATAACATCTGCAGGAGTTAAAGAACCTACGGCAGATGTAGCTGATACGCCAGTTAATCCTATAACATCCGTAACAGTTAAAGAACCCACAGAAGATGTAGCTGATACTCCTGATAAATCTATAGTTGGATTACTATTTACAGAAAGAGTTCCCAGTGATGTTGTTGCAGAAACTCCTGTTAGTCCCATTACATCCGCAGGAGTAATTGATCCTACAGAAGATGTTGAAGAAACTCCTGTTAGTCCCATCACATCTGCAGGAGTGATTGATCCTACAGAAGATGTTGCAGATACTCCTGTTAACGCTGTAGTTATGTCTCCTATAACTGTTGGTGATCCAACACTACCAGTTGCTGATACCCCTGTTAATCCCATTACATCTGCAGGTGTAATTGATCCAACAGAAGCTGTTGCGGATTGACCTGTTAATAATATATCTCCTTGAATACCCCAAGCATCGTCATTCCAAGCGGCTCTACCCCATCC